ATTGCACGATGGCGTCGCTGGCGGCGCTGACCATCATCACCTGGGCATTGCTCGGGATGTTTGCCATGCTCGATGCGTCGTTGCCCACGCGCTGCCAAGCACGGAGCAAAAGAGATTGGAGTTCGACAGTTCTCATAGCTTTAGGCCGCGGCGGCCGGGGCCATGGGTTGTCCTTGCAGGGCCGGCACGGCGCCGGTCCGGCCGATTTGCGCGTTTTGCATTTGTTGCAGCTGGAAGCTGAAGGCTTGCAACCGGGCGTCGATCATCGACCTAAATATTTCGTCCGAACCGTAGCGCTGCTGCACTTGCGGGTTGGCTTGCACGATGCCTTGCAGCACTTGCATGCGGAGCTGCGAGTTCATGCCTTCCCGCGGCAGCGGCGGCTCGGCGCCGGCCGCGATCTTGGTGTAGGCCAGCTGCTCGTCTTCGGCCTCTTGGGCCGTGGCCGCTTCCTGGGGCCGCACGATGCGCTGGGCCAGCGCCGGGTCGATCGCGCTCATCACAAACTGGACGAGGCCGGCGCGGTCGATCACGCCGGCCACGTCGAGGGGAACGGCCAACTTGGCGATCGCGTCAAGACGCTTGCCCACCAGCTCCATGTCCAAATCGGCCACGGAAAATTCTGCCACCAGGTCAAATTTGCCTTGGATCTGTTCCCGGCTGGCTTGGAACGGCGCGGGCATGGCGCCGGCGATGCGCAGGATCTCCACGTCGCTCATGTATTGCTGCATGAGGGCAAAGGCCTGGGCGATTACGGCTTTGCAGCTGCGTAACCAGCGGTCGACTTGTGCCTGCTGCATGAGCATGGAGAGCGGCTGTGGCACGTCTTTGCTAAAGCGGCCGAAATATTGATCCATGTCCCGGCGGGTCGCCTGCTCGATCTCGATGGTTCCCTGGTCAAAAGGCGGCGGCGACATCCAGCCAAATTCGTTCGGCCGGCGCTCGGCAATCTGGGCCCCGGGACCAAAGACCAAGGAGATTTTCCCGCGGTTGGCCGGCACGCGCACGGGAGGAAGCACGGCAATGCTGCTGCGGTCGGAGCGGTAGTCCCTCTGGATTTTGATTTCTTCCTGGGCGCTTTCGCAAATTTCCGGGATGCCTCGGCTTTCCAGCAGGCACCGGGAGGTGCGTTCACGGGCAAATTCAATGAAGGGGTATTGCCCGTGCGAGTAGGGCATGATGTCCGAAACACCGGCCATTTCCCCGATGTCGCAATGCAGCACGCAGTAATGCACTTTGGTCGCACCGGATTTGTCGGCCTGCCGGGCGTAGTAGTGCCAAATTTCGATCAGCTCGTTTTCTGTCTCCAGGCTGATCGTCTCGCTCCGGTAGTAGTTGCGGATCGGCCGGCGGTAGTTGCCCTTTTTCTTGAGGGCTTCGGCCACAAAGGCGGCGTCGTAGTCGTCGGTCAGCTCCCGTTCTTTCAGCTCGGTTTCCGTGACCAGCTCGCGCCACGCCACCCACCGGGCCCGCTGAAGGTCGTGCGTGCTGGCCGGGAAATAGACGTCTTCCCACGGCTCGAGGGCGACAAACTCCGGCCGGTTTTCGTAGATGTAGGGGTTTTCGTATTCGGCCGCCCCGGTGTTGCGCAGGTCGCGCACCACGCTGAGCTTGCCGGCCCCGGGGCTCACCATGTCTTTGAGCAGCTGCACGGCGTCGTCTTCTTGCAGCGGGTCCATGATGCTCTCGAGGAGGATCTGGAGCATGGGGTCGGCCGTCTCAACGAGCATGCCCTGCAGCTCGTCCAAAGTAATCGTCTTCTTCTCCACCCGGGTCGTGCGGCGCCAGGAGACGTGCATGATGCCCAGGCCATACATTTCTTGGTAGTTGGCCAGGAGCTCGATCTCGTTGCGCAGGTCCGAGGCGCAATGCTGAAAGAGCATCCACTTCAAGGCGGTTTCCGCCGCAACCTTGGCCGCCGCGTCCGAGCTCTCGACCGGCTGGAGTTGGATTTTTGCCTTGAAGAAGGCATTTACCAAGAGGGCCACCGATTCATTGGTCAGCGCATCGCTGTATCGGCAACGATGGTCCGAGGCCGATTCCCATGGGAACGCGGCTTTGCCCAGGGCGGCCTGATGCTTGCGGCCGTCGGCCGATTGCCCGGCCCAGATGGCGTGCCGGGTCTGGTAGTTGCTTTGCTTCTTCTCGAGGAATCCGGAAACATCGGCTTCGGCCTCTTGGATATTGAGGATGTAGGCGCGGATCGTCTTCGCGTCGGGAATGGCCGTGAGGTCGTAGGCGCTCATGGGCAGATCCCGGTTGGTTGGCTGGGATTAAATTCCAGGCCGGCAAAGGAGACTTGGGTTTTGGCGCTGCGGGACTTGACCCGGCATTCGGGATTGTCGCGCAGCAGGCTTTCCAACCAATCTCTTTGCCCGGTGATACCGGGATGCCGGCGCTCCCAATCGGCATAGACAAAGGGATCAATCGAGGCGACGTGCTGGCCGACTCCTTCGATGTGGGCGCTTTCCAGCCGGGCATTGGCTTCGGCTATCCGGCGCTGGCGGCCGGCCACCAGGGCGGCTTCCGCATGCCATCCGGTCACAAGCTCATCCCTGACGAAATTCCACGTTTCGTCGTCGATCACGTCGCCGTTGATGAGTTCTGCCGACATTTTCTAAAAAGTGTTTTGCGTGGCCCGCCGGGTCTTTCCCATTGGCCCCCACCAGGCCGAGTCATGTCCGTGTAAACAAACAACCCCGGCGGGCCCGCAAAATGTGGTCAGACTACTTCATTACGTCGCAGTCTTGATCGCGCCATGGGTCAACGGGTTGTCGACCTGGAGCGCGGCGATGGTGTCGACGATACCGCGAGGGCCGCCGCCCAAATCAGGGAGGGGCGAGTAGCGCGGGCGTCGGTTGTAGCGGATGTGGATGCCGTCCATGTCCAAGATGAATCCGGAGCGCAGCGCGGCCGCGGCGGAAACGTCTGTTCTCAGAAACAGATCAGGCACCAAGAGGAGCTCGCCGAAGTCGCCGATAAAAATATCGACCTTCTGCTCGACCTTATTTTCCGACAGGTCGGCGTTGTAAACGCGGACCGAGGCGGCCGTATTGGTCGTGCCGAATTGGACTTGGGTGAAGCCGGTGAAGGCGCGCTTGAGGGTCGGTCCACAAAGCAGCGTGAAGGTTTTGGCCTTGCCGGTCTGCTCGTAGATGGACTGCATCAATCCCTGCACCACCGTGTCCGTGGTCAGCGCGATGGTCGTCGTGCTGATCGAGGTCGTCGGGGTGCGGTAGGCGGTCGGAACCGCTGTGGCGGTATCCGCTTGCGCACTATTGTTGATCCAGCTCCCGAGCCCGCGGGTTTTCATCGGGGTGGAGCTGACCTGGGCTACGCTGTCCTGGTCGGAGCAGAAGGTTGCCTCCAAATCCCGGGAAAGTTCCTGGATGGAGCGCTTGATGGCTTGCGCCATTTCCCGCTTGCTTCCGATGCCGGCAACGTCGCTGACGTTTTCGGCCAGGTCGTCGACCTTGGGCAAACGCCATTTCTTTTGCACGCGGCCGTAGAGGCGAGCGCGGTTGGTTGCCGGGTCGGCAAAGGTTGTTGCGTCTTCGCTCGAGAGGACTGCGCCCAGCGAGGGTGTGTTAAGCCCATCGACCAACCAACTAAACAAGATGTTTGTCGGGGCGGTTGATTTGCGGGCGGCGCTGACCAAAGGCGTTGCCTTTTGGTCGGCGATTGCGATTAGGTCGGCGAGGTCTTCCCTGGCGCCAACCTGCGATGTTACTAAAAGTTCAGCCACTGTATTTGGATCTTTCTAAATTATTGGATTTTTCGGTTTGTTCGGGGCGCCTTACACAAGGGCCTCGAGGTAATCAGTAAGGGCTTCGGTGCTGCCTCCACTCTTGAAGACGCGTTCGGCCTTTTGCCGCAGCGCTGTCTCCGATCCAGAAACTTTCGGGCGGGCGCCGGGCGATGGGGTCTTCATGACCTTGTCGTTGGCGGCCGGTGATTTGTTCGCCTTGCCGGAGCTTTGCTTCCGTTGCATTTGCTCCAGCTTGGCCATTCGCATTTGTTGCCCCACAAACGCATCTCCAACCACCAGCTCCCAGGCGGGAATACGGGTGATCCAGGGATATTGTTTCAGCGTGGCATCAAGGAAGGCTTTGGCCGTGGTGCCCGATTTGAAGAAGTCGGGGTAAACGGCTTGGGCTTCCGGGAGGACCTGCTCTCGCAGCTTGAGGTAATCTTGCTGCTTGGGCGCGGACCGCAGGAGGGACTTGGCATTGGTTTTGATCTGCTTGACTGCGTCGGCGTCGTAATACTTTTCTTCGCCGTTCACGGTCACAGATCCGCCGTCGCGGTTGTCGTCGGCCCAATCTAGGACCGCCTGTGCCTTGCTGATTTCCGCCTCGAGGGCGGCTGCGTCTGTGAAACTACTGAGCGGATTCTCGGGATCGACCGTGACGACGGGCGGTTTGGCCTCGGCCTGCTTGCGCAGGCTTTCGAGCTCGGCTTTCATCACGTCGCGTTCTTCCCGCAGTTCGTGCTTTTCGGCCGTGAGCCGGTCGATGCGCCGCTGGACTTTGTCGGGCGCCGGTTCATCGGTGGCCGCCTCATCCTTGGCTTCATCTTCCGCGGTTTCCTCGCCGGCTGTATCTTCCGGGTCGGTTTCCGTCTCGTCGGTTTCGGTGTTTCCTTCGGCTTCGGCGGATGTTTCCGCTTCGTCCTCGGTTTCCGTGGTTGCGTCTGGCTCGGTCTTCTTCTCCTCCGGGGCCGGCTTTGAAGGTGCGGCGGTTTTAATGCCCATCTCCTCGGCAATGGCTTGGATGTCGAAGTCGTCCGTGCTTTCTCTCACCTGCTCGGTGGTTTCTTTTGCCATGGTTTAAGCGTCCAAGAACGCGGCAGGATTCGAGTTGCCCGGCGCCGGTGATGGCGTCGCGCATGCGCGGTGAATCAAGAAGTCCGCTCGCATGCATGACGAGTTATGCGCACGGCCGGCGAATTGCTACGATGTGCCGTCCGGATCAGCACGTTTCGGCACGTTTTGGCGCGAAATAGCGCGTTTCATCCGGCCCCGCTTTAGAGGGGCTTGCAGAGGTAGACGGCGGAGGCGCCTCCCCACTTGGTCGCGGGCAGGTAGAAGCGGAAGCCGCAATTCACCAGGCTATTGATCGAGGCGACGTTGTAATTCATGCAATAGGAGACGAGCTCGTTGACGGCGAGGCGCCGGGCCGCGGAGACGCGGGCGCGGATCAGGCGCTTCTGCAATCCGCGGCCGCGGTGACCGGGGACGACGCCGGCTCGATTGAGGAAGGCCAGGCCGAGGTTGCGCGGGTCTTTGCACAAACGCATCCCGGCGTAGGCAACCGGGGTTTTGCCGTGCCACACGATCCACCAGAGGCTGCCGTCGGGGTTCACGCGGTCGTCGTGCGGAAAACAGATTTCGTCTAGGGCCAGCACGGCCACCGGCAGATCAGCCAGGGCGATGCGGTAAGGCTTCACTTCTGCAGGAGGCGGTAGTGCGGGGTCTTGCGCACCACTTGTTCGAGTTGGATGACGAAGTCTTTGCGCTCGACTTCGCCGTTTTTAAGCATTTGGCGAATGCGCGGTCCGATCGTGACCGGGGACCTGCCCGCTTTGGCGGCCAGGTCGGAAACGGTAAACCAGCCGGGCGGAACAACATCCGGCATGGTCGAGGGTTTGGCCATCTGGCGGCAGAAGGCTTCGAGCGAGG